CCACTGTTCTGGCCTACGCTGCGCCATGCTCATCGCCTTCGGCCTGCTCAGTGGCCTGTGATTGCAGAGATAGCGTTTACAGTCCGGCCCGTGGTCTTCGCGCTTGACGACATCGAATGAGCCATCATCTTTGGGTTTGAGCCGGTAGCGCCTCGTCTCACGGATCAGGCTCGTGCAGTTTTCTCCGACAAGGATCAGGGGATCGGACTCGCCTTCCTTGTCCTTGTGCTCCAGGCGGCGCATGACCTCGAAGACTCCGCCCTCTTTGTCGTTGTTCGCCCGGACATTGGGGATGCCTGCGCGGTAGTAGGCGGCCTCAACCGTGTCCTGGCGCGTCACGCCTTCGATTTCGGTGGCGGTGAGGGAGTGGTTGCGGGCTGAGGGGTCAATCAGGGTCAGGACGGGCTTGCCGGTCCCCCATGCCTGGCGCTTCTCCAAGATCCGTTTGGCCGCGTTCTCGGGGATCGCATCCGATTCGGTCAGGTAAAGCTCGTCGTAGATCAGCAGGCGGTTGTCCTTGTCGAAGCCCGCAAAGAGGATCGCGGTCGTGTTGTAGCCCGGATCTATCGCCTCGTAGGTTTCCAGGCGCTGCACATGGTCTTTCCCTGCGTCAGAGCGCAGCCATTCGGCGTTGACGCAATGCAAGTCCTTGTCGAACATCGGATAGACGAGGCCCTCCATGTGGAGGAACTCTCCGTCTTCCCTGGCGCGCCTGACAAGCTCTGGGAAGCCTGCCATTGCCAGATCAATCTCCTCTGGGGGGATCGCCGGGTTGTCCCGCACAGAGGCTCTGACGACGAGCATCTTCTCATCCAACCAGACGTTCTTTTCGACTTCCGGCCCCTTCGCTTCCTCGAACTCATCGAAGGTCCAGCCGAGACCCTTGAGGGGGGTGAAGGAGAAGATCTCATCGCCCCGCGACTCCATCAGTCGCATCTTGCACTCTTGGCGAATCGCCTGTCCCTTCTCGCCGTCTGGCTCCTCGTCGTAGTGGATGCGGTCTCTGGTCACGCCTCCGAACTTGGAAACGTCCTGCTCGTAGGACATAACCTCGATGAATGAACCGTTCCCGAAGGCCAGCCGATGCTCTCGCTGGTTCCAGGCGTCTTCCCACGAGCCATTCTTGAATTCAAAGCTGGGACACCAACGAAGCAGGGTCTCCTGAACAGCTTGCAGGGGAAGGCCGAAGTCGGGGACTACGATGCGGATGCGAGCCGGGGCTTCAATGCGCTTGAAGCGACGTAGGTGGTCCGGGACCGAGTCTTTGTCGACGCACTGGATCACATCGTCAATCACAGAGGCCGCCGTCTTACCCGAGCGGTTCCCGCCGAAGTAGACCCTGAGCCGCACCTTGGCCGAATGAAAGGCCAGTTGCTTCGGATGCGGCCTGTAACCCCAGAGCGGATTGGCTTCCAGCGCCTGCGATATCTGAGCGATTTCCTGCTGGACGGCGGGATCGCTGAGAGCATTCGGATCGGTCGCTTCAATCCGTGGGGCTGTAGTCTGATTCATGATATTATGTCCATAATTCAACGAAGGGAGAGAGCGTGGTCTTTACGATTGAATTCGACGGAACGGTTGATCTCGGAATTGAGGAAATCTGGCCCGACAAGAACAACCCAGAGAGCCCTGACGTAAATGACGCGATAACCCAAATTAAAAAAGAAGGCTCGGTTGGCGAGCTGATCGACGCTTGGAACCTAGGTTCGTCCTTGAACGTCAGCGTTAACGGGAAGCCGGTCTACTTCTCCCACGTCGAATGAGCCGCGCAACGGTCCCGGCCTACAACGAGGACTCTCGGTGGTATGCGCCGGTCTTCTTCACAATCGTCGCTGTGATCTTCGTCCTCTGGCTCTTCAATCCCTTCGGTTGGAATGATTCAAAGCCACCTGGGAGGATCGTCCCGAAAGTTGCGAAGTGTTCGGAAGCACCTGAAAGATACGGCGGAAGAATCTTCTGCTCAGTTGAAGAAGACGGCGGAGCGCACGGCTATGTCAACCCAGGATCTATGGAATGGGAAGTGGAATGAAGGGGGCGATGCCAATGCCTAGAAGAAAATCAGCTTATGACAAATTCGACACAGGCTATATTTGATCGGGCGGCTTAGACCGCCCGTCCTTCCGGGTTAGCGCGTGTGGCGAAACGCTTTCTTGCCAAAGGGCGTAGGCCGTCCAGGTGGAGGAGTCAGGGGTTGAGAGGGTGGATACGTGGATCTGCGTTTCTTCGGCTCTTGCAATGCCTGCATGATCTGCTCTCTGCGCCTATTCATGCCGCTCTCTTTCCGTAAGTTTTTTCAAGTTCCTTCAGGATCGCGCCTTTATCCTCCGTTACGGCCTGCTTGTCCGCGTTGATCCCCGCGCCCAACTGAGCCAGCTTTTTCAGGGTCCGATGGGCTTTCTGATTCGGCGTCAGCTCGATCGGGGACTTGGAGAAACCCGGCCTGTCTCTCGTCGCGGTTGCACTCGTGTCAACGGTAGCTGTCGTGCCACTTGCCGAGAGGGTCATGCCGGGGAAAGATTCTGAGGCGGTGGGAGAGAAGCCGAGCTGCAGGGCCTGCTTCTTGCCGAGTCCTGGGACGTGGCCCACGCTGTATTGGGCCAGATAGCTGGCTGAGGGGGCTGGGTGGGGGCCGAGTCCGCCTGCACCGCTGTCTCCCACGCTCGTGCCCCAGTATTCGTTGCCGATCTTCATGAAGGTATGACCGGCGTTGTAGAAGACCGTCACGGCTCCGGGGCCGGACTTCAGAACCTCCCCCATCGATCCGGATGTAAGGGGGGTCTTGAGGATGCCCGCTTTGTTCAGGACCCAGGAGACAGCGCCAGAGCAATCCAGGCCGGTTGGAGCACTCTCGATTGAGCCGTGACCGCCGCCCCAGACGTAGGGGATATGGCGCTTGGTTAGGGCTCCGGCGGCCGCCTTGATCGCCTTAAAGCGAGTTACGACTTTCGGTGGAGCCGGGCCAACTTTACTTGCGCCTGAGACGTTCAACCCAAGTTTTCGGGCTTTTACTTGCGTCTGAGCAAGCTCGCGCTGCTGCGCGGGCTTCAGACCACCGCGCTTGAAAGCCTTGACAATCGCATTCGCTTCAGGCTTCACGGCGTCATAGCGTTCCGGATAGGCGCTGGCTTGAATCGTCTGCGCCAGTTCTCCCGCCGTTTGTCCTTTGCCCCGAGCGCCCCCGGTGTCCGAAATGCTCTCTTGGAAGAACCGGTCCGCTGAGGCTTTGACGTTGCGCGGGTTCGGATAGTACATACTGCGCTCTTGCCGCCAGCCTTCCGAATCGGCGTCCCCTCCTGCGGGGTTGGCGAAGTAGGGAGCCTCCACCAGCCCTGTCTCCGCTGCTGCCAGCAGCTCCTTCTTCGTAGCGCCAGCCTTGACTCCCCGGCGCAGCACCGTCCTGGCAACCTTCGATTGCTGGGCAGTGAGGCCGGGGAGCGACGAAGCGAACGGAACCGCTTTCGATTCTAGGCGCTTCAAGGTTCCCGAGACCTTGCGAATCTGCGGTGTTGTTGCGTACCCCCGTTGATTCAATTTCAACGTTCCCGTTTTGGCGGCTTTACGCAGGGAACCGAGCGTGGGCGCACCCGCCGTCTTCGCGCCCTGAAACTTGACTGGTTTGAAGCTCGGCGGCTTCGGTGGGGCCAGCCTACTTGCCGCTGCACTCTGGCCGCCGAGCGAGACCAGCTTAGACGCTCGCGGAGGCGGCTGTGAGGCCCGCGCCTGCGCTCTCCGATGATAAGCCGCAGCAGCGTCCATCTTCCGCTCTACGCGCCATACACGCCTTCGCGAGGAACGTGTTTGTCTGTTAGCTCGCGAGGCAGCACCGGGGGAAGAGAACCCGGAAGTCGTCACGCGCCCCGTGGGAGAAGTCGTGACCGTGGGCACCTCCTTATACGTCTTGGTCCGAATCTTCTTCGATCCAGCCGGGGCTGGGCCTTTTCCTTCAAACGTGCGCTTCTTGAAGTTATAGGTGCCCCTGCTCGTTGAATACGTATTTTTCGTCCGGAAGGGCATTAGCTATTAAGTTGTGCTAGGTTGCCTGCTATCAATTTGTCCCCTTATCAGGAGGTAACATGCAAGTCACCTTGCACCTAGACGGACGAACCGATTCAGGCGGTTCAGCCTTGCTTATGCACAACGAGCGATTGGCCGATCCCATCGACCCCTTCGTTCAGGCTCTTTCCGAAATCACCGGAAAGCGCAAGAAGGCTATCGCAGACCACGAAGAAATCGCTTATATCGAGTTCCTTGGCGGTCTCTACACGACACCGCCGCTCAGCTACCCGCTCAACGGCGTCAAAGCCACGCCCTGCGTTCCTGCGTGGAACGTCCTGCGCTGTTTGCAGGATGGCGCTAAGAGGCACAAGCGAGGAGCGGATGTTCTCCGTGGGGTCCACCCTCTGGCTGAGGACGCCACGCTGATCTACGAAGGACCGAAAGACCCCGAGAAGCTGTGGCAGTCCGGCAAGTTCTCGCTTCGCAAGTCAGTCGGAGTCCAAAGGAACCGCACGATGCGGACACGGCCCCTGTTCATCGACTGGCAGGCAGAACTAGACGTAGAGGTTGATGATACGGTCTTCGACCTCCATTCGCTCAAAAAGGCGTGGAGTGACGCCGGGGTCTACAGCGGTCTAGGCGATATGCGGCCGGTCTACGGACGCTTCGTGGGCGCGATCAAGGAGAAGAAATGAGCGACCAGCGCGAACTAGCCCGCAACCTTGAGTCGATTACCGCGACAGCGCAGGCCCTAAGTCTTCGAGCGAAAGAGGGCAAGCGGGCTGAGAGGGATGGTCCGGAACGCAAACGCGGGCTTGGAGAAGCCATCGCGTATTCGGAAGAAGCCAAGCGCAAGCTACGACAAGCCTTGGAGGCGATATGAACTTTTCGAGCCGAGTCCCGGCATGGCCGGAACGGCTTGGCGTGGCCGGGTACCCCTCCCCCGGCCTGGGCGCGTCCGGGCTTGGCCAGGCAGATCGCGGCGCGGCTTGACTTGGCACCGCTAGGCTAATGCTCCCCAGGGCGCAGCAAGACTTGGTCTGACGGGGCGCGACTTGGCGAGGTGCGGCGAGGTTTGCCAGGGCTATACTCCCCCCTGCTACCCAAGGCTTGGAATGGCAAGGCTCCCCGTGTCGTGGCACCGCTAGTCCCGGCTTGGCCGAACTTGGCGTGGCCTATCAAGGCTTCTCTCTTCTCTCCCCAAGGCAACGGCGGGTCAGGACAGGCTTGGGCAACTCCCAACAGGGCGCGGTCAGGCTCGACTAGGCTAATTCTTCTTTCCTTCTTCTTTTCTCAAGTCGATCTTCCAGATCCTCTTTGAGCGATCCGCACAGCCTTAACCAGTGATCGGGGCGCAGGAAGCCGTCCTTGTCTCTTGCCAGAACCAAAACTGTCCTAACCATGCTTGACCCTCTTCCTACGCCGCTTGATCTTCTTCCCGTGGCTGTGGGCTACAAAGCGCTGTGCCCAGCCCACGCCCTCATTCGCCTTGGCGTGAATGAACTTCGCTTGCTGGGGGCTCTCGTAAGGAATCGTCTACTCCTAGGATTCGGTCTGCCATTGCCTGCCGGTCCTTGAGAGGAAGGAAGAGGGCTTGCAGAAGGTCGTCGCGCTCACGTTTGTAACGATGCCATCGGCCCTGGTCGATCCTCTCCGCCAAACCAAGAAGCAGTTCGTCGCGTTCCTGCTTGTAGCGGTCGCGCTCCTTCCACGCTGCGTTTCGTTCTCTCAGACGTCGCAGGTTTCGTTCAAAGAGCTTCTCAGGCATTCTCGACCAGCCTGCGCTTCGCCTCACGGCGGGCCTCGACCATTGTCTTCATCCCCCAAAACTCATTGGAGTGATAGATCTCCCGCGCCAGTTCCTCCACGTCCACGGCGTTCTCAGGATCGCCCTCGGGATTCTCAAGCTTCTCGTCTCGCTGGTTGCGAGTCTTCCTGGCCTTCGCAAGGCCAAGCTTGCCCCGCACGTAGTCGGAGGTATTGAGATTGGCGTCCCGCGCCAGGCGGTCCAGTTGGTTCTTCTCCCAAACGACGAGGGGCAAGATGAAGCGGACGTTGCGAAGCGGCTTAGCCATCAGTCGCCCCAACCCCCGTTTTCACGCAGGTAGCGCATGAAGCGCTTGGAGAGGAGACCGGCGATTACAACCACAACTACGCAAACGATGAAGAAGATTGTCATGCAAGGAGTCTAGCGCAACGTGTCCACATCGACGACCAGCTCCCAGAGGCCGTCTTTACGTTTGCGCCACTTCCATCCCTTGCCGACAGAACTCCCGGTCTCGTCCTCAAGCTCGATGTAACGCGGAGCCACGTGACTGGGTGGACCTGAGCAGACGATGCGAAGCTCTTTCATGAAAGCTCGGCAGCTATCAGCAGGTAGTGCCGTATCGCACGTGCCTTGAGAATGGCGGTGCGCTTGCCCTGTTCGTCCTCGTTCTTGTCCCGACCCCGCGCTTCTTCTCGCACGAGCGCTTTTTCCAAGAGTTCTCGCGAGGTCATGCCGTCCGGTAGGTCGTCGGAGGGACTGGTGCGTAGCCCTCGCGCTGAGGGATCTTCTCCAAGGTTTCGCCCTTCTTGACCTTCGCCCATTCCTCTCCGGCCTGATGTCTAGCCGTGACACCGGGCCAACGTCTCTCCGTGTCTCTGTGAAGTTCCGTGATTCGCTCGTAGAGGTAGCGCACGTAATCGTCACGCGTGGCGTCTTCGGGGACCAGGAGTGCTTCGAGGCTCTCTTCTGTCTGTCCCGCCGGAAGCTCATCCTCCTCCGCGAATGGCAAGACCCCTTTGCTCTCGGGAGTCGGACCGACGAAGATGCACATGCGGGCGTAGTCAGAGGTCTTCATGCCGAACTCCTCTGCCAGTGCTTCCGCCCACTCCTTCTCCTCTTGTGTTACACGGACCTGTAGTACAGCGTCTCTTTTCATTAGGCGACTGTATTACAGACCTCTTTGTATTACAAGGGTGCATTGTGCCTGGGCTTGTGCAAGTCGGGCCTGCCTTAAAAGCGGCCCGAGCACCAAAGGATCTACGCATCCGCAACCAGGAATCCATCGTAGCGGCCTGGACTGTCAGTGCTCGGGCCTGAGCGTTGTACGGCGCTCTAGAGCCAAGTCTAGCACAGAATATGGCCACATAAAAGGCTATTGGTT